CTGGATACATATCAGCAGTAGTTCCACAATATGTTGAAACACCAAGTTTATCATTCTTTCAATCAGGTGTATCATATTTTTATTTTAAAGGTACTGGTATGTACACAAATTATTATTGTTTTGGTAATAATAGTGGTTTATTGTATTGGGAAGCTGATTTAGGTGGTGGTACTTTAACAACAAATCAAAGAATATTTGTTTCCTGTGGTAACCTTAATTGGAATAACATAGTTATTAACGGTAAAATAAATAGTGGTGGTTCAAGGATTAACCAAATGTTTTCAGCTAACCAAAGTGACCCTACTTCTGTATTAGACTTAACACAAACAACAGCATTAAGTCTTGCTAATTTACAATATCAAGCATTTGCTGGTAATACTGGAACGGTAGATTTAAGGAATTGTACAACTATCAATCCAAGTTATGATTCTAGGTTATTTGAAAATTTTATAGGTACTGCTAGATTATGGTCTTGTACAAACTTATACAACACACTTTCATCCACTGGTACAGTTGCTAGAACTGTTTTTAATTTATCTTGTAGAATTGAAATAAATATTGCATTAGCTACAATAAACGGTGGTAGTCCACACGCTAGTTTAGTAGCAGCAGCTAATCTTGGATGTGATGTTCACTTCTATGAAAGTGATGGTACTTATGTTTCTGCATTACAACCAATAATTTATTATCCTTTTGATGGTAATGCTAATGATGTAATAGGTGGTCTTAATGGTGTAGAAAATAATATAACATACACACCAGAGGTAGTTGGGCAAAGTGCTGTATTTGATGGTACACTTTCAAGTAGGATTGAAATAGCAGATAATACAGCTTTTTCATTTACAGATGGTACTACCGATTTACCATTTTCAATTAGTTTTTTATGGAAAATTGATTCTGCACCATCCACTAACATATATTTTATTGCTAAATCAAGTTCAAATTCAAACAGAGAATACTTAATTGAATATGCAACTAGCCGACAATTTAGGGTTTATTTATGGAAAAAAGATAACAGTGCCAGATTAGTTGCCCAAAGTACAGCTTATGCAACAAGTTATGGTGTTTGGCAACATTTTACATTCACCTATGATGGTAGTGAGCTTGAAGCTGGTATGAAACAATACAGAAATGGAGTTGCTTCAACCGTAGATTTTACTTTATCAAGTGGTACGTATAATGGAATGACTAATACCAGTGCTGCTACTTGGATTGGTATGATGCAAAGCTATACTACACCTAAATTATCAGGAAATTTAAAAAATTTGAAGATTTGGAATGCTGAATTACAACAAGCACAAATAACAACCGAATCAACAGCACAATTATTAGAAGTATAAAAAAATGACAGAAGAACAAATAAAAATACTTGAATATGTAGGTACTGCAATTTTGGCCATCACAATATGGTTTAAAGATGCAATTGCTATTAGGGTTGGTATTAAAAAAGATAAAAAAGATTTAGAAGGTTCAGCATTAACAAACCTTCAAAAAAACCTTGATATATATCAAGAAATGATTGAATTTTCAGATGTACAATATAAAGCAAGAATTCTAGAATTTGAAGATAATTTCAATACAACAATAAATAGATTAAAAGCTGATTTAGAACAATTAAAAGAAATCAATGAAAAATTGAAATTATTTATTGATGAACAAAAAGTAATTATAACCAAACAAAATAAATCACTTACATATTATAGAAATAAGTATGGTGAATCACAATAAATAACCCAAAAATTTAATGGCAATTAATATAAATACAGTTACAGATTATTTTGAATATAATGGTAATGAAATGGCTCGTATCTATCAACCATTAGTGCAAGGTATTAATGAAGTTGGTATCTATAATATATATGATACCAAACAAATGTTAGTATCTGGTAGATATGATGAATTTGTTATTGATGGAATATCATATTCAAGTCAAACAGCAACCATTTCAGCATTATTACCAGTGATTTATAACGAACCAGTTGGTGTAACAACAATTAATGAATCAGATGTTATTAATTGGGATGTTGCATATGATGATTCTATAACCAATATTGGTGTAACTGGTACAGCAACCAAAACAATCACATTAACACAAAGAGATGGTTCAACATTAACGGCCAATTTTGCAGATAATTCAGGTGGTTCTGGTGGTGGTGATTCATTCACTGGTGCAACATTTAATACAGGTACAGGTAATTTAGATATTATTTCAACTGGAACAACAATTAGTGTTAACCTTGATGGTAGATATTTAGAAACAATCACTGATGATTATGTTAATTCTGCTTCATTTAATACTGGTAATGGTGTATTAACATTAAATAGAATTTCTGGTGGTACAGCAACGGTTGATTTAGATGGTAGATACTTAACAAGTTTTACAGAAACATATTCAACACCATCACAATTACTAACAGCTATTAAAACAGTTGATGGTTCTGGTTCTGGTTTAGATGCTGATTTATTAGATGGTCAAAATGGTACTTATTATCAAACAGCTTCAAATGCTTTAACTACTTCAACTAATTTTGGTGGTGATGTATCTGGAACTTATAACGCTATTGTAATAGCTAATGATAGTCATACACACGATGGTCGTTATTATACTGAAACTGAATCAGATGCTAAATATTTACTAAATACAACAGATACACTTACAGGTAATTTAACAGTTACTGGAACTATTACTGCTAATTCAACTTTAGGTGCTGGTACTGCATCAGAATTAGGTGTTATAAACCTTAAAAAAGGTGATGGTGGAGAAGTGGCAATATCTTATGAAAATAATTATATGAGATATAGACGAGCTGGTGCTGGTATTGTTAGTGGTTGGAGATGGGATAATTATGATACTGTAGCACTAACATTAACCACTGCTGGGGCTTTAACTGCTGTAGGAGATATTACTGCACCAGCTTTTTATGAAGCATCTGATATAACACTTAAAACTAATATCAAACCAATAAGTAAAACTTTCAGAACTTTTGAACTTAAAGAAGAATTGGGTATAAAACGATATGGTGTTATAGCACAAGAAGTTGAAGCGAATAACCCAGAATTGGTTAAAACAAATGAAGCTGGTATCAAATCAGTAAACTATATAGATTTACTTGTAATGAAATTAGCAGAACAAGAAAATAGAATTGAAGAATTAGAAAATATAATAAACGAAATAAATAAGTAATGGCTAGAACTAGTGGTGCAATGATAACGTGGAATGATATGGATGATATGGTAACCTTTGATGGTTTTCAATATCAACTTGATGCACCAGCTGAACCAGCTAATATGGATAAATGTGCAACCAAAACTGAAATTGAACAATACTTAATTTCATTTATAAGTGGTGGTACATATTCATCAAATCAATTAGTACCATATCAAAAAATATTTAGAGGTTTTGCGGTTAACCCGTTAACACTTACTTATGGTGAAACAGCTGCTATACAAGGAATAAATATTTCAACACCTAATGGTTGGACTGCAAGCGAAGGTGTGACTTGGTTAACATTATCATCAACTAGTGGAACTGGTGATGCAACTATTAGTGCAACCACTACAACTAATCTTGATATAGCTAGAAGTACAACAATAGCTATAACAGATACAACAACTACAGAAGTTATAAATGTGACTGTTAATCAAGATGCTGCAACTGGTATAGCAACAGACCCAATTGATTTAGCGGTTGGTGTTGAAAATGCAGCTGCTGCTTGTGCAGTTATAAAAGGTGAATATGAAACCGTTTATATACCAACAGGTGAAGTGTTTGCTACTTGTACACATTTATATAATAACGCACTAGGAACTATAAGTTCTGGTTCTGGTTGGTATAGTGATGGTGACGTTTCACGAGAATGGAACGGTTCAACAGCATTTATAGGTTCAAACTATACTTGTTAAATAATAATAAATAACAAACAAAAAAAAATTAAAAATTATGGAAACAATTATTGGAATGATAGTATTTGCAGTTATAACTGTTATTGCTATCAAAGCATTTAAAAAATCAAAGATTACAAAAAGCAATGGAACTGGTGGTGGTTCTACAAATAATGAAGATGGTTCATCTGATGGTGATGGTACTGAAGATAGCAAAGCAAAGGAATAACCAAAATGGAAATTTCTAAAAATGGTTTAGATATCATTAAACGTTTTGAAGGTTTCAGGAATAATGTTTATTTATGTGCAGCTGGTGTACCCACAATAGGGTACGGAAATACGTTTTATAACGATGGTACAGAAGTTACAATGGATGATGAACCAATTACCCTTAAAGAAGGTTTAGAACTGCTTAAAAGGGTTGTAAAAGGTTATGAAATAGGGGTAACTAAAATGGTTAAGGTTGATATCAATCAGAATCAATTTGATGCACTGGTTTCATTCGCATATAATTTGGGTGTTTATGCATTGAAGAAATCAACCTTATTAAAAAAGGTAAATATCAACCCAAATGACCCAACAATTAAAGATGAGTTTTTAAGATGGGTTAAAGCTGGTGGTCGAGTGTTAAAAGGACTTAAAAGAAGAAGAAATTCTGAAGCTTATTTATACTTCACACCAGTAAATAATATTGTATCAACTGGTACAACAGAAAATACAACAACAGTATGAAATTTTTCAAGAATATTAAAGATATGTTATCAGCTGAAAACAGTGATAAAATGTCTAGTAAAAGGGTTATAACGTTTCTATCATTTTTATTGATAGCAACAGCATTTATTGCAAACCTATTTTATGCAAAAACGGTTGATACAAATATGTATAATGGTGTTATTCAAATTGTATGGGCTGGTTTAGGTGTAACCGTTGGTGAACACTTATTAAAAAATAAATAATTATGGCAAATGGTGAAGTAGGTAGAGCAAGTAAACTACCCAAATTTTTTGAAGCAATGAAAGAAGTATTAGATGACCCAAATTCATTACTACTTACAGATAAGGAATTATGGATAGCAACCAATTATAAATTACATCGTGATGATAAAATTGGTTTATCAACTTTTGAATTTTGGAAATCACCAACCATTGGTGAAAAATCACCAGAAAAATTAAAAACGGTTGATGCTGAATTAATTGAAGATTTTCGTGAAACAATTGCATATGCAAGGGTTAAACAAAAAATGAATTTAACCAGTAATATGATGGATAAAACCAATAAAAATAATTGGGCCGATGTAAAACTTATGGAATGGAAATTTAAAGATTTGCTACCAGCACATAATGTTGCATCAAACCAACAACCACTAATACAAATTACAGCTACAAATGATAATCATAAAAAGCTAATTGATAATATATTAAATGGTGAACCTATTCACCTAAAACCAGCAGAAGAAGTTGAAGAACCTTATTCAAGTGCAGTTGGTTTTGAAGAAGTAGATTTTAATAACCCCCAAATTGATAATGAATGATTATAAAACAACTACATCATTTTCACATATTGCATCACTTCAAAAAGCTATAAGAGTTATACAAGGTGGTAAGGGTTGTTCTAAAACAATTTCTATACTTCAAATATTTATCTTTTTAGCAATGAGTGTTAGAAAAAATCTAATACTTTCAGTGGTTGCACAATCACTACCAAATTTAAAATCTGGTGCATATAGAGATTTTGAAAAGCTGCTAAAAGATATGGGTGTTTACTCGAAATTTCAAGTAAACAAAACAGATAAAACTTTCAAGTTTGGTTCAAATACAATTGAATTTTTCAGTGTTGATTCTGAAGCTTCAAGATTAGGTTCAAGACGTACACACTTATATGTAAATGAAGCTGATAATATACATTTTGAAACGTTCTTAGAACTTCAAGGTAGAACATCAGAATTCACAATATTAGATTTTAACCCTAGAAGAAAATTCTGGGTACATACTGAATTAGTTGGTCAACCACACGTTGATTTTATCAAGCTTAATTACACACATAATGAATACATACCAAAAGGTGAATTAGAATCACTTTTATGGTATAAAAAGAAAGCTGAAGATACTAAATCACCATACTGGTTAAACAAATGGAAAGTACTAGGTTTAGGTGAATTGGGTGTTGCAGATGGTTTAATATTTGATAACTGGACCGAAGCAAAACAATTACCAGAAGGTGCAAAATATTTGGGTGCTGGTTTAGATTTTGGATATACAAATGACCCCACAGCCATTGTTAAAATATATAAATATGAAGATAAAATCATACTGGTTGAATCTTTATATAAAACAGGTTTATTAAATAGTGGAATTGCAAACCACATAATGAAAGATGATGAATTAGCATCTGGTATTATTATTTGTGATTCAAGTGAACCAAAAACCATTGCAGAATTAAGAACATATGGTATTGCTGTAATGGGTGTTAAAAAAGGTAAAGGTTCAATTATTTCTGGTATAGGAATAATGCAAGAATTTGAACTTGTTTTAATTGGTAAAAACCTAATTGAAGAATTCAGTAACTACTGTTATCAAAAAGATAGAAGTGGTGAATCTTTAGGTATTCCAATTGATGATTTTAACCACGCAATTGATGGTGCTAGATATTTTTTTATGGAACGTTTAGCAAAATCATCTAATAACTTTTGCACTTTAAGATGGGTATCATAGTATGATTGAAACGATTAAAAATTATAAGTTAAAAGAATTCCTTTTACAAGATATTGAACTGGTAATTGAATATGTAAATGTGTTACAATATGTTGTACCAGTTGAAACTGAACAACTAGTATTTGATTTAACATTACGTGAAGTTGATTATATAAAAACACATTTATTTTCAACTGATACTGAAGCATTGGTTGAGATAATTTCAACGGTCCAAAAGATAAAACCAACTGAAGTTTATCATATGCCAATTATCACTTTTTATGGAATATATAATTCCATTAAACAACAAACTGAAAGCATCATAAAAGGTGAAGAACAAGCTTTAGGTAATGGTATAGTTAATTTCAAATGGGAACAAGTAAGAGGTAATGAAAGATTATCAAGATTTGGTGTTTATAACGTATTAGATAACCTAGCAAATGGTGATGTATTAAAGTACGAAGCCATATTTAATTTACCATATGCGGTTGTGATGCAAAAGCTGGTAATGAATAAAATAAAAGATGAAATTCAATATGAAATGAATGCCATCAAAGATGAAAAAATAATAAAATAATGTATAACACTTTAAAACAAATTTCAACAGATAATGATTATGTATTTCTATACGCTAGAAACGATTATCAAAACCTATTCAATGAAATAGAAGAAGTAAATAAACCCCACATTTTTCTTGACCCAGTGCAAACATCAACAACGTTTGATGAAACTGGTGGTGATGATGTTAAAACATATTCTGGTTCATTTATGATTCTATTATCAAGTGATATTGATGTTGAAGATTATGATACCAGATATCAAGATTATATAAAACCAGTTGTAACTGGTGCAACTGAAACAATCAAAAATGCAATCAGATGTAGTAGTGAATTAGAAATTCAAGTATGGCAATCAGTTGAAGTAATAAATGTGATGGATTACAATTTTGATGGGGTAATAATAACATACCAATTAACTGAATCAAATGGATAAAACAAACGACATCATACACATCGAAATAGAAGCCATTTTAGAAGATATTAGACAGCTTTATAAAGCTTCTGGTAAAAGAACTTCAGGTAGGTTTGAAGAAGGCTTAGAAGCGGTTTATGGTGATAATAAAGCAACTATTAAGGGGTATACATATTTGGCTGGTAGACGTGCTGGGAAGCAACCACCAGTTGAGAATATAAAAGAATGGATTATTAAAAACGGTATTAAACCATTAAAAGATGAAATGACTGTAACTAGTTTAGCTTGGGCCATTTCAAAGAACATAGCAAAGAGGGGTACAAATGAAGTAAATCATTTAAAGATTTATGAACAAGTAATAACCCCACAACGCATAAATGATATAATAAATAAAGTAAGCAAATTCAACGTAAACTATTTTATAAATGAAATGGTAACATCACTTGAATTATTAGAAAAAAACGTATAAAAAATGATAACAATAACACAAGATATCAATGGAATTTACCCAGTTTATAATGATTCTTATATCAAATTTGAATCAACATTATCAGCACAAACATATGCTGAAATAACAGTACCAGAATATACCAACGCATTTAAAGTATACCCAGATTTAGATGGTGAATATTTATTCAACCTAAAAGAAATAGTGAAAGCAAAATTCAATTCAAATGGTTTTGCTGATACAATTTCACAACCAACTGGATGGGGTAAAAGTTTCACTGGTACATATGATACACAAGATTTATCAATCAAAGTATATAACAACGCAACATCAGAAACTTTAACTGGTACAACATATGAATTCTTTAAATCAGTTAAACAAATTGATGAAGAAATATATACAGGTAACACAGCACAAATATTAAATGTTTCTTCAAATGATAATGGTATTGATTATGCATTAACATATTTTGAAGGTTACCCATTTTCATTTGATTTACAAAGAATTACTTCTGGTGAAGTTATTAATATCAAAAACTTAAATACAACTGATGATGTAACAATGACTGCAACATCAACCGATTCATTCAAAGTATATGTTGATAAAGGTTCTAGTAATTGGACCACAACAAGTTATTTACCAATAATGGATATTGTAAACAGATTAGAAATAAAAGTTGATGGTGTATTTAAAACCAATTTAAGGTTAAGAAGGGTTGAAAACTGCAACGGGTTATACTTGAAATGGTTCAACAATGATGGTGGTTATTCTTATTACTTATTCGAAGAATTTTATACTGATAGAATTAGTAGAAGGGTATTAAATACCATAGCAAATAATTCATTTAATAATGTAGGTTCACTTCAATCACCAACTAAAGTAACTGGTGTTGAAGGTACACAAAGTTATAATGTAAAAGCGGTGGTTGATGCTAATGATAGAAAAATACTTGAATCATTATACACATCACCATCAGTTCAATTATATAGCAAACAAGAAGCATATCAAGTTGGTACTTGGTTTGATGTTCAAATTTCTGGTAACTATAGTGCAGCTACCAAAAAGAATAAAAATGAAGTAAGGTTTAGTATAATCTTACCAGAATTAATAACACCTAGACTATAATGAATGTAATAACAGTTAGTGGTAAAACTTTAGATTTATATGAAGATGCTATTGTTAATTTAAATATACAGATTAATGATATATCAGATTTATCTACAAGAAATAGCACATATTCAAATTCCTTTAGTATTCCTAAAACATCAAACAATCAAGAAATATTTGAATTCGTTGGTGTGTATGGTAATACTTCAAGGTTACCATATCAAAAAATAAATTGTAAGTATACCCAAAATGGTATACCATTAATTACTAATGGATATTTACAAATAACCAACGTTGGGCCAAAAGATTATAAGGTTGTAATGTATGATGGTATCATTGATTTATCAGAAGCTTTAAAAGATAAAAAACTATCTGATTTAGCTTTATTAGAAGGGTACAATCATACGTTATCAGAAGCGGTTTATACAGCTTCATTTACAGCTACAACTGAATATGTATATGCGTTTGCAGATTACGGTGTTGAACCACCATCTGATTCAGTAACATACCCAATTGAATATCAAGTACCATCATTATTTGTTCATAACATATTCAACGATATTTTAACTGAAGCTGGGTTTACATTTGAAGGTGAAATATTTAATGATGCTGATTATTTATCATTATTAGCAGCACCATCAGATGGTTATGAAGTTGAAATAACACCACCAACAGTAACCAATTTAAAAAGATATGATACCAATACAATAGCTGATGTACAATCAACACCAGTTGACCCAGAAACCGATGGTGGTGGTTATCATTATTATGACCACACATTTACACAAACAGCATTTTATAATTCTGGTGTAACTTTAATAAATTCAAATACAGTACGTGCTGATTTTACAGGTAGAATTCAAATCACTATGTCAACAGATTACACAGTTGATAATGGTTATGTTCAAGTATTTGTTAAAAGAAATGGTGGTACAATTAAAATATTAAGTTTTTCAGAAGGTACTTCTGGTATAGCATATAATGTATTAACATTTCTAGTAAACAATGGTGATGAAATTACAATGGATATAACTGCTGTAGAATTCTATGATGGTGTTGATGATTACCTATTAGATTTTAGTACTGATTCAACATTAACATTTAGTTCAGTTGCTGGTGGTCAATTAATAGACTTTCAAACACTTTATGGTGATGTATCACAAACAGCATTTCTTAAAGATATAATGCAACGTTATGGAATGCTTTTAATAAAAGATTTAAACGTTGATAATCATTTGAAGTTTACAACATTTGAATCGTTGCTTCAGGATAAAACAAACGCTGAAGATTGGACCAACAAACTGGTTGATATAACCAATGAATCTTTAACCGTTGATGGTTATGGTAGAAATAATAATTTCAAGTATAAATATGAATCTGATGTTGATGTATTCGATTATGATGGTGTAATGACTTTAGACAATGAACATATCGTTGATGAAAAAACACTTATCAATTCCATATTCAAAATAAGATTAAATAATTATTCTGATTTAGGTTTACCAATATATCATATACCACTTTGGGAAGAAAAAACAATTGATGGTGTATTAACCAACGTACCTAAAAAAACAGAACTAACATTGTTTAAAAAGGAAATGGTAAATGATTCAATACAATTTAATTCATATAGTGGTTCACCAGCATTCTATACTGGTGATGTAGCTGTAATGACTTTTTCAGGTATATCATTTCAACATTACGTTGATACCTACTATGACCAAATCAGTAAACTATTACTAAATAATAAAAGTTTATCAGTAACCCTAAATCTGAATAACATCGATATAAATAATTTAGACTTCTTCAAACTGAAGTACCTAAAACAAACTGGTAAATACTATTACCTAAATAGTGTAAAAAGTTCTGGTGGCCGTAATGCTACAGCTGAACTTGTTGAAATAAATAATTAAAAATAAACCTACTAAAAAATAATGGAAACTATAAGAATTGCTGAATTGTCAATCGACAATAAAAAACTGTTAAGTTCACTGGAACAAACTAAAACTAGTATTGCAACTTTAACTGCTGAACAAAAAGCATTAAAAGCTGCTGGTGATGATAATTCAAAAACCTTCATAAAGAATGAAGCAAACTTAAAATCATTGAAATCTGAATACAGTTCACAAATCAAAGTACTTCAAGCTACAACTGGTGCATCAAATAAAATGACTGATGCACTTAAAAAAGAAAACAAAAGTGTTGATGAAGCAAAACAAAACAACAAAGAATTAAGAGATATACGTAACCAATTAGACACTACAACTAAAGGTGGTGCAAAAGCTTTAGATGATATAAATAAAAAACTTGATGAAAATACTAAATTCATTAAAGACAATGTATCTGAACAAGAAAAACA